TCATCTTTAATCAAATCAAGTTCTTCTAGCATCCCAATCAAATCTCCTAACTGTGTAAAGTCTTGACCGAAATACTCAGAAGGTTCTGCCGCTTGAAGTGTTTTCTTTAGTTTTTTCTTTTGTTTAGAATCTAAAGCATTAAGGATTTTACTTTCCTCTTTGATTAGTATATTCTCCCAAGTCATTTTAATTCGCCTATCTTTTATTTCTTAAATGGTATTTTTGTTTTACTTGTTCTCTAGTAGGATTTTTTTCATCATATACTTCTTTTTCTTTAGGTAAACCATTTGGATATTCTTTATCTAATATATCTTCAATTTCTTTAGGAATATTTCTAACAGCATCTGCTTCATTATCTGGATAGGAACCATAGTCAAGAAGGTTCCATACCTTTTTACCATCTTTGTATATAGCAGTAATACGTTCATTATGACCAGTAATTTCCATATGATAAACTTCATAACCTGCATCTATTAAAGTTTGAGCCACATCATAACTATATCCTGAATAATATCCATCCTCAAATCCATATTTACTGAATGCTTCACCCCAAGAGAATTGCCCTATTTCGGGTTCATCCATTTCTTCATCTTCGTTTTTTAATATATCTTTCCAACTCATTTAATTCACCTTCAATATGTCACGCCATGATGCACTTCGTTTTGTAGTTTTCTCCATTTTCTTAACTTCTTTTGGTCTATGCGCTACATCTGTAATCTCTCTTTCTTCTTTTCTAGTATAAATTTTAACTCCCTTATATTTAGCAGGTTTTGAAACACCTTTATCAAAATACTTTTTAGGTTCATAATCCTTTAACACCGCTTCTAATTTTTCTTGCAATTCGTCTAACTTATCTTTAAGCCAATCTCTCCATTGAAGTAATGCCATTTTCCCAGTAAAACCTTCAACAGAAGATAATTTCATTTCTTTCTTTTTAGGTGTATCTTTTATTTTTTCATCTTTTAATTGTCTTTCTCTATTAGAATATTCTCTTTTTGGGCCATCGTCTTCCTCAACTTCTTGAATATCATAACGAGTATCATATAACTTATCTAATTCAGATAAAGTATTTATTAAACCATATCTTATATCACCCTGTCTTAATCCTTGGCTGTATTTTTTATCCCCTATTAAAATTCTTATATCATTTTCTATATCAATTGCCTCATCAGGGTAATCATCAGGTAAATATCCCACTTCATAAATTGGGCGTAACAATTCTTTATAGGCTTCAAAATTAGATAACTCATCTACTGTTCTCCACTGTATTTGATTTAATTTCTGTTTTCTTTCATCAATAGTTTTTTTAGCCTTTTTGGGATTTTTACCTTTACCCTCTATAGGAGCATAATCTTTCACATCTTTACCAGCAAAAGGAGAAGCCCTTCCAGAAGGTAATGGTTCAAATGTTACATCTATAGGTTTAGCACCAATAAATTGTTTTCCAGTGCTTCTACCCATCCGTGCTTCATCTTCTTCAGATATTTTTCCCGTTCTTGGTAAAGTTGGTCTATACTCTTTCCATTCTTTCTTAGGAGCATAAACTTCCTTTTCTAACCCATAATGATAACCAAGTCGAAGTTCAGACCACTTATCTAAATCTGATGAATTTATAGTAATGATTTTAAATTTAGGTTTATCATCATTCATATAATTAAAACCTTTTTCATCATTCTCATACCAAATAATATCTTTATTTATTTTATATTTTAATTTACGGGCTTTCGGGTCAATATTTTCTAATTCATTAGAATTGATAGCAATTTTAACTTCTTCAGACCAAGAAACATAATTACCATTTTCATCCCATTTTGCAGTATTTCTTTTACCATTCTTTAACCAAACAGTTTCCCCCTTATCAGCCATCCTATGCTGTTCTCTAGTTTTATCTACCAACTTCGCACTTTCTTTGAGATTCATTGACCTACTTAATTGGTCCAAAATTTGCCTGTGCATTTTTAATTTTTCAACTTCTTGTTGAATTGCACCTATAGGCATATCTTTTGTCTTGTATTCTAATTTATGCATTTCCTTTTCTTTTTCTCTCATTACATCTTTAATTTCTTTTTGGAATTCTTCAACTTTATCGTTAAATTGAGAATTTAACTCTTTTAAATTTTTATCATATAACTCAAGAACTTCATTCATTTTTGTTTCGTATTCTTTTTCATCTTTAGAAGGTTTACGCCCTTGAATTTTCTGTTTTAGTTTTACTACATTATCATTATATTCCTCTAATAAGTTAGAATATTTATCAACATCAACACCCAAGTTTGCTATTCTCTTTTCTTTTATATTTTGCATTCTTGCTCTTGCTTCTTTAGATGCTTTAGAATTTTCTAAAGCCTCATTTACAGAATCCCAAGTAGGGCGTTTACCTCCCTCTGGAAAAGCCGCTTCCCATTTTGCTCTTAATTTCTTTTCTGCTTCTAATCCCAATTTCATTCTTTCTTTTTCAGATTTAGGTTCTTGTGTCTTAGTTTTATCTTCTAATTGTTTTAAATCAAACTGTTTAGCGAAACCTTCCATCTTTTTATTTACATTATTTTCTTTATGAGCGGTTTTAAATTTTATAATAACTGTTCCTACTTCCCCCATATTTTTAGGTTCTTCTCTAGTTTTAGGTTCTTCTTCACCTGCCATGAGTGCCGCAAGCGCAGGGTCTTCCGTAAAAGACGCTATAGTAGGGGTTTCTTTTCCTTTTGATTTCTTACTTTTAATTAAAATGATTTTGATTCCCTTAAGTGCTGTTGGTTTATCTTGTAACCAACTTTCCCATTTGTCTTTAGTTTCATTTATTTCTTCTGCTTTATCTTTTTTACCAACTAAACGAAAAGCAAAAGAATATTTTTTACCATATGTTTTTCCAGCAGAGGCTAACCTTTCAAACTCTTTAAGAGTTTTAGGAACGTTATCTAAATCTACATCTTTCCATAGTTTATTACCCTTCCATCTTCCTTTAGAAATTACCCATTCTAACGCCTCTATCATTGTCATAGACTCATCTTCTCCAGTCTCAGGATTTAAAAATTTAACATATTCATTTAATATATTTTTCATTTTTGTTAAATTTTCTATCGCTTTACTTTCTGAGGTATCTTTTTCAGGTTTAGGTATTAATTTAGGTTTACCTTTACTATGTATTATTTGTAAAGTATTAACCCCTGAATTTTCATTTTCAAAATCTAAAAACTCGTTTTCAAATTCTTTAAAATCATCTTCTCTAAGATTAATATATACTGAAAATAATGCTGTTTCATTAGCATCAAATTCCCATCTATCTTTTTTCTTTAATTCAATATCTTTTTGTAACATTTCCTTTAAATGATATATAGGATAAGACTGAAATGTAATTGCAGACAGAGGTTTTATCTTATATGGGATGTTACTAAGTGAATAACTATCTTTACCTATTATTTTAAATCCCCCAATAGGTGTTTCCCCTATTAAAATTTTTATATCATTTTTATCAAATTCATTTGCTAAAATTGAATACCATGCTTGTCTTATATAAATATCTATATCCTTTTTAAATTTATTATAATTATCTTTTGTAATATTAAGAGGTATTCTTTTACCTTCAGCAATTTCTCTAAGATTTTTTACATCTTCATTTGCTTGTTTTTTATTTGGAGATATTATTTTATTAAGAGGGTTTTCTACCTTTTCACCAAATATATATGTTCCTTCACCATCAGTTTTAATAGTTGCTTTATCGAATTCAGATTTTAAATTTTTTATAGCATTTAATGCCTTTTTTTCATAACGAGGAACAGCCCGCCTTTTACCTTTACCCGCTTCTTCTGCATCTTTCTCAAAACCCTTTAGTTGAACATAACCCCCTTTTGCTTTTTCATCTTCTTGAGGTTTCCTTTTATCTAAAAGTTCATCAAATTTTTTCCTAAGTCTTCCTATTAATCCTCTTTCCTTCTTACCTAATTCAAGTTTCTCAAGCCTGTCTAAAATTTTTAAAAAAGATTTAAGGTTAGTATTTCGGTTTCTATTATTTGGCCCTTCTTCCCACCCAGTAGTTTCTTCTAATAATTTCCAATTGGTCCACGTTCCTTCCCTTAACTCCTTTTTAGATGCCCGTAATTTATCTGGTTCTGAAAATCTTTTTTCGTTTTTCTCATCAACAAAAAGTCTTTCATTAGATAACCAAGATTCATCTTCATCTTTAGAAGGTTCACTAACCCCTCCTAATATCCTAGCAAATTGTAATTTACTTTGTTTCGCTTTATGTTTTTCTTCAAGAGTTTTTAATTGTTCCTTGATTTTTTTATTATTCTCTTGTATTTGTTTTTTTCTTTTTTCTTCTGCCTCTTTTTCTTTCTTTTGTTCTGGTGTTAATTTGGTAAGCCTCTCTAGTCTTTCTAAATTCTCTAATTTTACTGACTTTATCTTATTATTAAGTTTATTTCTTTTCTCTCTATAATCTTCTTCATTTTCTTTATATTTTTTATAATCGGCTAAATTAAATTTTTTTCTAAATGCTTCAATGTCTTTTCTTAAATCTTCTGGAATTTTAAAATTTCCATCATCTAACATAGCCTGTAAAAAAGTTCCTGTATCTGCTTTTAAAATAGAATCAGTATAATCAAAAAACATTTCTATAGGGTCATCTGTATTTTTCAGATAAGCCTTTAGAAGCGTTCCCATTTATATCACTTTAAAAAAACGGTATATTTTCTTTTTTAGGTTTTTTCCTTTTAGGTAAATGAATTACATTAGGCACACCATTAGTTTTAGGTTCAGGTCTATCCTTCTCCTTTTTTAAACTTAAAGGCATATAATCTGGTTTAGCCTCTTTAGCCCTTTCTTGTTGTGCTAAAATTCTTTCAGCCCTAACTAATTCTTTTCTCATTTTTATTGTATCTTCTCTTGTTGTCATATTTATTCCTCCACTAACCAACGAACTAATAAATTCATTATTTCTTTTTTATCCATTGATTCTATTTGTGAGTTTAACATCTCTCGTAATTCCTCAACATTTTTATCTGCCAATTCTGCTTCCGTAATAGGCATTGGTTTATCTTCCCTTGCTTCAAGTTTAGGGTCATCAATTGCCCCTACCATTGGAACTCCACCTTTAGGTCTGTGAAACCTTTGGTGAACATTTCTACCCCTTCTAAATTTTCTAGGGCTGTGGTGTTTACTTCTTTTTCGTTTTA